ATTTGCCAATGCAGTTAGGTTAAAAGATAGAGGGTATACATACTACCCATTTGGTAAGGCTTTAAAGATAGGAAAGCTTTACTTTTACCACGGTCATCAATATGGTGGCCAGTATCACGCAGCAAATCATCTCAGAAAAATGGGATGTAATATTATGTATGGGCATTGGCATGATTTACAGCATATGACTGCGACTCATATGGATGGGCCAAAAGCTGCATGGAGTATTGGTTGTTTAAAGGATATGAGTCCTAAGGCTAATGACTGGCTTGCTAATAGGAATATTAACTGGGCACATGCATTTGCGATAGTAGATTATTATAAGGCTGGTTTGTTTACAGTTCATATAATTCAAATAATAAAAGGAAAGACCTCTTTATGGGGTGAATTAATTGAGGGTTAATGGACTTTATACAATTATTTTGGCCACAACTAATGTCATTCTTGGTGTTGGTAGCGATCTTCGTCAGAATGAGAGTAGACATAGACGTGCTTAAAGAAAAGGTACGTACACTGTTTGAACTATGGAATAAAAAAGGAGAATAAGAATGGACTTTATTATATCTAACTGGGCGTATGTAGCTATAGTCTTGCTTTGCATCGACAAAGCAGTAGCTATGAGCCCGTCAAAGATGGATGACCTCATCTGGACAGTTATAAGAAAAGCTATCAAAAAAGCTGCAGGTAAATAACTAATGTTGTATGGATTTGCAACATATTACAATTGGGAGAGGGACTACACTGCTCCTCCTTGGTTCTCTCGGCTCACATGTTCTAGCGGTTCGCTGACTGTTGTGTATACCTCTCCCGGTAATTCAGAGGAAGATAATGCCTAAACAGCTTTATAAGATAGTCCAGTTTCATGGAGGTTTGAATAGTAATTCAGATGCTAGGGATATAGCTGAGAATGAGCTATCTGAAGCTGTTGATGTAATGGTAGATGAATTGGGTAAGATTAGGATGATGGGAGGGACTGCTGCACAAGGTACTGCTGCTAGAACAAATGCTATAACTCCAGGTTATGGATTATTTCAGTTCAGTCATGATAGGGTTGATGGACATACTGTTCTCGCAGGTGCTAATGATCCAGAAACTGGTGCTGATTATCTTGCTTTTTCTGATTCTGATACTACTGGAGTTGTTTCTATTTATAGTGCAGAAGATACTACTTGGGCAAATCCTATAACGGGATTAACTGATAATACTTCTAGTACTGGGCAAAGAAAGGATGTATTCTATGTTGTAGATGGAGCTTTAAGGGTATGTGATTCAGAGTTTAGAAATACTCATGCTAATAAATGGTATAGCTATGTAGATAGGACACATTTTAGTGGGCTTACACCTGGAGGAACTGCAGATACTTATGATACATGGCATCTTACCAATGCTGAAGTAGCTGCCCCTACTGCAGGATTAGCTGGGTTTTTATATGGTGAAGGTACTGCTACTGGCACTACTAATTTACAAGATACAGATTTTTTTATTGCTGCCTGGGATACTCAATTAGATGCAGATTTGCATATAGCTGTAAATAAAGCTGAAGACAAATCGTTAGCTATTAGTGCACGTTTAGATGCTAGCAATGTAACTGTTGCAGCAGCTTCAGATTGGAATGGTGATGCATTTGCTCTATATCCAGATGCTGGAACTGGTTTCAATTTATCAATAGCTTCTTCCAGTTCTGGGGGTACTATACCTGCTGGTACTTATGAATTTGGATCAACTTTTATATATGATGCAGAGCCTGGAGATCCAGCTGGTAAAGATCAAGAATCTGAAATATTTGTTTTAGCAGGTGTTGTAGCGGTAACATCTGGACAGAAGTGGGTTGGAGCACAAATTTTTCCAACATCTCCATATGATGCTAGAATTACAGGAGGAAGAATATATACAAGGATACAAAATTCTGGAGATGAATGGCAAATGATACGTGAAATAAGTTTGAAAGATGGTACAAGAAGAGATCCTTCAGAAGAATATGGTAGTTGGGACTATCAAATATCTGGCGGTTCTAATGATGCTACTTCAATACATCTATATCATGCCTTGGAGACAAATAAGTTATTACCTATTACTTATAATATGAATACTGGTCTAAATCAAAATGCTACAACAACAACAGCAAAATATAAAACTGCAGTTATAGCTAATAGGATAGCTTATATAGGTAATGTTCAATATGATGGTATTAATTATGGTGATGCTGTATTTAAGTCTCCTGTTAATAAGTTTGATATGTTTACTAGCGATAGAAGACTTGAAGCAAGTATAAATGATGGAGATAGTATAGTTAAACTTGAAAGTTATGCAGATAGACTTTTGATATTTAAAAAGAATAAATTGGAACTTCTAAATATTTCTCAAGAGATAGAATTCTTAGAAGATACATTTATGCATAAGGGAGTATCTCATTCTGCTGCTACTTGTAAGACTGATTTTGGTATAGCATGGGTTAATAGGCGAGGATGCTATTTGTATGATGGACAGAAAGTAACTAACTTGCTTGAAAAGGGTGGTAGACAGATAATAAAAGAAAGTCATTGGGCTAGCTTTACAACTGATAATTCTATTATTGGATATGTTCCTAAGAAAAGACAATTAATAGTTTTAAAAGATTGTACAGCAACAAGTGCTGGCGATATTTATCTTTTTGATATGGTCACTCAAAGCTGGGTTAAAGGTGATACTAAATTTACAGATAGTCAGATTCAGACAAATTTTATTACAGATTGGAATGCTGATTTAGTAAATATCCATACTAGTGGTACTGGTACTGTAGAGAAGTGGGATGATGCTGGAGATGATTCGACTGCTTTTGTAATACAAACTAAAGATATAGATTTTGGACAACCAGCACAAAAGAAAAAGATATACAAAGTATATGTTACATATACTGGAGTATCAAGTCTTAGTGTTAATGTGGATTATCAGATAAATGGAGATAATGGTTGGAATGGGTTTTCTTCTGGTGAACCATTAACTGCTTCATCGGCACAAAATGAAGCTACTTTAACATTATCTTCTCCTGTAGAGTGTTATAGTTTTCAATTGAGATTTAGTGGTACAGGTAAGACTACTTTTGAAATTAATGATGCTACAATAGTTTTTAGGTTGAAAGGAATAAGATAATGGGAATGACTAGGCAAGAAAGAATAGCTTTACATAAGAAGCAGGAGAGATTACAGGTTAAGAGTAGGGTTCCTTCTGTTTCTGATCTAAAGGAAGGTGTACCTGTGCTCAGATCTACAGATGAGGGTGTAGTAGAATATGTGCGACACAATGGTGTGTTGTATAAAAATGTATTAGCAAAAGGATAAGATTATGGGATATGGAAGAGCTTTATTGCAAAGAGATGTTATGCAAGAGGAATCAGCTTTACAGAAAAAGGCTAAAAAGAAAGGTCTTTGGGGCTCTATTGGCAGAACTATAGGTAGTTTGGGAGCAATGGCTATATCTGGAGGTACTTTAAATCCAGTAACAGTTGGCCTTCTTTCTGGAGGTGCTAGTTTTTTAGGTGGTGCTGTTGGAGCTGGATTATCGCAAACTGGAGATCTACGTAAAGGTAAATTCTTTAAGTCAGATAGAGAAAGTCTACAAAAGGAATTAGGAGGGTTTGGTTCTAAAAATATAGTTGAAGCCTTAAAGGGTGGTGTCACTGCTGGCATAGGTCAGGCTACAAAGCTTTATGCGGCAGGTTCTAGAGCTGCAGAAGCTGGTAAAACTGCTGAAGAAGTGTCAGCAATTAGAAAAGGTGTAGGCTTTGGAGAAAGTTTTGGAGAAAGTTCTCTAGGTAAAGGTTTGCAAAAGATGAAAACTGCTAAGTTAGGTAAAGAGTATGCAGGAAAAGGGTGGGTAGATCCTAATTTACAGACTGGAGCAGGAGATGTACCAATTGTAGCTATGGATAGGCGTATGCATACTATTGAAGGGCAGAAGGAATTGATGTTACAAGGAAAAGCTCCGGGACTGTTTAAACAGACTAGGAAAGGTGGTGTTCTTGACCCAATTGAAAAGAAAAAGGAGATTGGATTTTATCAACAAGATGATAGTTTAGATGCAATATTGCAGCGACAATCTGCCAGTGCTAAACCATCAGATAAATCATTAACATCAATCGGAGACTTTAGTGATGTTCCAATGGACTGGGAAGGTGTAGATGAGACCGTATCTGCATCAGATATACTTTCAAATAAGGAAGCAGCTATGTCGAAATTTTTTGAAGATCCTAAAAATATAGAAGGATTGGGGCTTGGTACAGGATATGATCCTAGATGGGGGTATAGATCATCTACTTGGAAGCCAGAAGCAGGGACAGATCTTAGAGAATTTTCGGATAAATATAAAACATTTACAGATACTAAGATGGCTGGCATTCCAGAGTATGGGGTGAGGGGACGTGACTGGGCTTCTGAAATAGCTGAATTAAAAAGTCAAGAATTTCAACAATCACTTGGTACAATAGAAAGATTAGGCTTGCCTGGTTCATCAAAATCATGGCAATCAGATCTTTTTTAGGAGATAGATATG